TGATAGGAAAGGAGAAAGCCAAATTGATTGACATCTGCGACAATTTGTGCTATCATAAGCATACTAACTTCGCTCTGAAGCACGCCACCGAGCGACTTAAAATCTACGAATCTGAAGGATTTAGTATTTCTTATGACAACATCAACTTCGAGTAGACCATCATGGCAGAAAACTATATCGACAATGAACGATTTCATCAACTCATCTTAGAATATCACGAGAGGAAGAAAACGAACCCGAAAGAAAGAATCCCCGAAGAAGCAGGTAAGATGATCATCCTGATGGCTAAGCGATTAGCCACACGCTATGTCTTCAACAACTATACCTTCAAAGAAGAATTCGTCAACGATGCGATTTTGAGAGCCGTAGAGATCTTTGATAATTACGATCCCATCAAATACGATAAACCTTTCGCCTACTTCACTTTAGTGATGTGGAGAACTTTTTTGCAGAGAATTCAGAAAGAGAAGCAGGAAAGAACCAAGAGAGAGAAACTGGTAATGGTCGACGATATCTTCTCACTTCAAGAAGGCGACGATTGTCATGTAAGCAGGGATTCTCTAATTCAAGATTACATCTTCAACTCGTATGACGAATAGAACATATGAAAATCGCAATCATCACAGATTTACATTGGGGAGTTCGAAATAACAGTCAATTCTTTATCGACAAGCAAGAAGAGTTCCTCTACAACCAATTCATCCCCTACCTAATCGAACATGAGATAGACACTATCTGGATGCTGGGCGACTTCTTTGAAAACAGGAAGATGATATCGACTCAGGTTCTTAACAAGGCGCATCAGTTCCTTCAAAAGCTCGAGGAGTTGAAGATCCACTCGTACTTCTTAATCGGTAACCACGACGTGGCTTTCAAAAACACCAATATGGTGAACAGTTTGGTGCCGGTAACCAAAGCGTTCGATAAAGTGCATTTGATCGAAAAGTACGAGGTTATAGACTTCGACGGTGTATCCGTGGGATTCATCAGTTGGATCAGTCCGGAGATCTACTCGGAAGCCATAAAGTGGATCATGAGTCTCGACGCTCAAATCTTATGCGGACACTTCGAGATCAACTCCTTCGAGATCATCAAGGGAGTGGTATGCAGTAAAGGTATCGATAGCACGATCTTTGAAAGATTCGACAAGGTCTTTTCGGGGCACTTTCATATCAGAGCCACCAATGGAACCATCCAGTATATCGGTAATCCCTTTCAGACGAATTGGGGCGAGTACGGGTATCCAAAGGGCTTCGCGGTCTTCGACACGCGATCGAAATCGGTCGAATTCGTCGATAACTCTACATCTGCCTATGAAGTTCTGCAGTATGATGACAGTATCGAGATCGGGCTCTTCGATAAAGAAAGGTATGCCGGTAAGATCGTCAGAGTAATCGTGAATGTCTGCAAGAACAAGAAGAAGCTGGAAGTTCTTCTGGATGCAATCAGCCAGGTGTCCTACTCTTTAGAGGTGCTGGAGAATAAGGAAGTCGTCATGTCGGACGATAACCAAGAAACCATTCCGTCGGATACCATCCAGCTCATACAGCAATTCCTCGAAACCTGCAAGATCGATCATCTCGATAAGAAGCAACTCACCGAAATCATCTTGGGCATCTATTCGGAAGCCGTCGAGAAAGGAGTTTCTGAATGCTAAAATTCAAGCAACTGCGATTCAAGAATGTGCTGTCCTTCGGTAACATGTGGACCACGATAGATTTTTCGGATGCCTCATCGGTTCTCATTCAAGGGAGCAACGGCTCCGGTAAAAGCGCATCTATCCTCGACAGTCTGACATTCGTACTCTACGGTAAACCGTTTAGAAAAATCAACAAGACGGCTCTGGTCAACAACAAGAACAAGAAGGAGATGATCGTCGAGGTCTGGTTCACCGATGAGAAAGACGAGGAGTACCACATCATCAGGGGATTGAACCCTTCCGTCTTCGAGATCAGACAAGGCAAGGAAGAGACGCTGGTCAATCAGGATTCGAATGTGAGGGATTACCAGGTCTATCTGGAGAAGCAGATTTTGAAGATGGACTTTCAGATGTTCACTCAGATAGTGGTTTTGGGGAAAGCGACCTATGTTGCATTCTTAAGACTCGCCCAGCATGAAAGAAGGAAGTTTATCGAGAACCTACTCAACCTGTCCATCTTCTCCGTGATGAATGATGTCACCAAAGCCAAGATGAGCGAAGTCAAGAACAAGCTCATGGTGATTCGAAACTCGTTGCAGCTCTTAAAGAATCAGATAGAGATGTCGGAGAATCACATCAACGATCTGGAGCAGGAGTCGATCAGGCGTCAGATAGAGCACGAGAAGATGATCGACGAGCAGATTAAAGAGATACAAGACGAGATCGCGTTGATACAAGCCGACATAGATGGTAAGAAAGAAGGGTTCGTGGAGATCGATGCCGATTTGGATGCTCTCAATAAGAAGCTGGAAACTTGCTACGATCTTCAATCCAAGATAAACTCTAAAATCAGCGACACGAAGAGGAAGATACAGTTCTTTTCCCAAAACAGCATCTGTCCGACTTGCGATAACGAGATCGATGTCGACATCAGACAGAGTAAGATCACTCAATTCAATCAAAAAGAGCAGGAGCTGGCTACGGCGCAGGATCAGCTATCGAGTAAGACTTCGAATGTCTTGTCCGACATTGGTGCCATTCAGAAGAGGATGGAAAGCAATAGAAGACTCGAGCAGCAGATCGTTCTGTTAGAGCAGACGATACAGCAGAAGTTGGGAGCGATTGCCCGAATCGAAAAGAGCAAGATGACCAAAATCTTATCGAACGACGATATGATTAAGGAGTACAAGAAAGAACTGGCGGGCTTGATCGCCTCGAGAGAAGGACAGAACGATGAAAGATCGCTGGCTAACTCCCAACAAGATTGCTACGAATTCATCTTAGCCATGCTGAAGGATAACGGTATCAAGACATCGATTATCAGAAGGCATATCCCTAACATCGTTTCGACGACCAATCATTATCTCAGGGCTTTGGGGCTCTTCGTTCGATTCGAGCTGAATGAGAATTTCGAGGAGTCGCTACTCGGAAGAGGAATCGACCATATCACTTACAACGCCTACTCGGAAGGAGAAAAACTTCGAATCGATTTGGCGATGCTTTTGACGTGGAGAGACCTGCTAAGAAAGCAGAATAACCTGTCGGTCAACTTCATCATCTTCGACGAGATTCTGGACAGTTCGGCAGATGCCAACGGTATCGAAAGTCTCCTCGACATCTTCAAGACGATGAAAAGTGAGGGGACGAAGATTTTCGTGATCTCTCATTCCGATCACTGGATCGACAAATTTGACAAAATCTGGATGATAGAAAAAACGGGAGGTTTCTCGACGATCAAAACTCAGTCAGAATGAGGACTTGACAAACCATTTAAACTGTGCTATACTATCCAACATCCCAACACATCCGATAAGGAGATGACTAATGAAATTAAGTAAAGTGACTATTGATATCCTGAAGAATTTTGCCCAGATCAATCAGGGAATCCTGTTCAAAGCCGGCAAGGAACTTCGAACGATGAACGTGATGAAGAACATCTTCGCCGTGGCCCAGATCACCGATGAGATCCCGAATGATTTTGCCATCTATGATTTGAATGAATTCCTTTCGACCTTCTCCCTCTTCGATGGCTGCGAAATCGCATTCAAGGATACCATGCTGGTGTTCGAGAACCCGGGAGAGCAAATCGATTACCACTACTCCAGCCCGTCGGTTGTGGTATCTCCGGGTGATAAGAAGATTCGTTTGCCATCGGAAGACAAGAAGTTCGTCCTAACCAAAGAGGTGTTCGATAAGATTCAACGCTCTTCGGCGGTAATGAAGTTGAAGGATCTTTCGATTGATTGCTCCGGCATCACCATCTTCAACCGCAATGCAGTGGGCAACAAGCACCACATCTCTTTGAATGTGGAGTGCGCCGACAACGCAGGACAAGCGCCGTCGTTCATTAAGGTCGAGAATCTCAAGCTGATTCCGGTCGATTACGATGTCGTGATCTGTCAGAAGGGTCTAACAAGATTCACCAGCCGAAGCGAAGAATACAAGATAGAGTACCACATCGCTCTGGAAATCGATGGGTAAGGACTGCTGCTATGATAGATGAGATCGCATTGACATTTGATGATATCAGCGTCATCCCGCAATACTCGGAAATTCTGCCTTCCGAGGTAGATACCTCGGTTCAGCTCACTCGCGAAATCAAACTCAATGTTCCTATCATCTCGGCAGCCATGGATACCGTAACCGAGTATAAGATGGCTATCGCGCTGGCTCAACTCGGTGGACTCGGAGTGATACATAAAAACATGAGTATCGACAAGCAGACGAGTCAAGTCAGGATGGTTAAAAGACATGACGGTGGGGTCGTCAAGGATCCCATCACCATTAACGGTTACCATGATTTAGGAGAGGTCAAAACCTTATCCGAAGTGTCGGGTATCAGCAGTTTCCCTGTCGTAATGGACTATACTCGATATGACTCTTCGAAGAAGATTTTGATCGGCTTTCTAACTGCCCGAGATATCAGGTTCCAAACCGATGATAGCATTACCGTCGAGCAAATCATGACACCTTACTCTCAACTCGTCGTGGCAACGGAAGATATGACTCGCGATGAGATGAAGAGCAGGATGTATCAATTCAAGGTGGAAAAGATGCCGGTGGTGAAGATGGAAGGAGATACCCCGATCCTCCGAGGGCTGATTACCATGAAGGACATGGAAATCATGGATAAGATGCCGAACGCCACCCGAGATAAAGACAGGCGTTTGGTTGTAGCTGCAGCCATCGGTGTCTCGGAAGCGGAAAGAGAAAGGGCCATCGAGTTGATCAGTGCCGGTGCCGATGCCTTGGTAGTGGATAGTGCCCACGGGCATTCCAAGAGAGTCATCGAGATGGTCGAATGGCTGGCGATGAATTATCCGCAGATCGGAATCATTGCAGGTAATGTGGTCACCGCCGAAGGCGTTCATGCTCTTTATCAAGCCGGAGCCAATTGCGTGAAGGTCGGTATCGGTCCTGGATCCATTTGCACGACACGAGTGGTCTCCGGAGTAGGTGTACCGCAGTTCACTGCTCTCCAGAATTGCTTCTCACGATACCCGGATTTGACGATCATCTCCGACGGTGGTATCAGATACTCGGGAGATATCTTAAAGGCGTTCGTTGCAGGAGCCGATGCGGTGATGTTGGGAGGGCTTCTGGCTGGAACCGACGAATCTCCGGGAGAAGTCGAGCTGTTCGAAGGCAGAGCTTACAAGCACTATCGCGGTATGGGCTCTCTGGGGGCGATGAGCGGTACTTTCTCCTCGAAAGATCGTTATTCTCAAAGCCACGTTTCTTCCGATAAGCTCGTCCCCGAGGGTATCGAAGGTCGAGTGCCTTATCGCGGATCGGTGAATAAAGTCATCCACCAATTGGTCGGCGGACTGATGTCGGGAATGGGCTACATCGGAGCCGCGACCTTATCCGACATCTATAATCGCGGGCACTATGTTCAGGTTACCGCAGCGGGTATGAAGGAAAGTCATCCGCACGACGTATCGATTACCAAGAACGCACCGAACTATGCAGGAGGTCTTTGCTGATGGATATTGCTGTTCTGTTTTCGGGTAGGGGGTCTAACATGAAAGCTATCATCGAGCGTTCTCTGAAAGAGGACTCTCGATATAGCGTGAAGGTAGTGGTCACCGATAATCCCGTAGCACCGGGTATTCAGATAGCTCACGATTTCAGTAAGCCTTGCGTCGTGGTAGGGAAGAAGAACTGGGAATGGCACACCTATGATGCTCTGAATTATTACGGTGTGAGGTTCGTAGCACTGGCAGGATTCATGAGGATACTACCCACTCTCTTTTGCATGAGATGGAAGACTCGATGTATCAACATTCACCCCTCTTTGCTTCCGAAGTATAAGGGGTTGCACACCCACAGAAGAGTTTTGGAATCCGATGATAAGGAACACGGATGTTCTATTCATTTTGTTACACCTGAGCTGGACGCGGGTCCGATTATCGCGCAAGCCAGGGTACCGATTTTCAACAAGGATAACGAGGATGGTCTTGCCGCAAGAGTTTTACAACAAGAAAATCTTCTTTATCCTGAGGTATTACAGAATATCGCTATCAACAGAATAGGTACCGACGGCGAAGTGATTTGGTTTAAAAGAAAACCGATCGAAGAGCCACTCACCCTTCATGATTTGACAGTTGACGATATTCGTAATCCCCCGTTTCATCATTCTGTATGATACTCGGGGAGAATAAGGCAGGGCCATTATAGATAACCACATGATTGAGGAGTTCAGTATGAATAAAATTCTTTGTTCTTTAGCACTTTGTTTTGGATTGGTAGGACCAGCTTTAGCCGTTCAAACTTGTCCGCCACCGGGGTTTGGCCCATGGGCAGAGGGGTGCGTGACCGACCCCGATGAAACTGTCGTGGTTCCTTACTTCAATACTCGTAATAGCTGGAGCGCTCGCTATTCCATCACCAATCCTACCGATAAGAAGGTCGCCGTTACGGTTAGAGCGGTCGATGTCGACGGATACGTTCGTGCTTACAACCACTATGTCTTGGGTCCTAATGACATGATCGTTTCCAGTATCGGTAAGGGGTCTAAAGCCGGTACTTCTTTCTGGTATGTTCCCGAAAACGAGAAGAGCTGCCAGTTCTACTCTAACAGCGAATTCGACATCGATGAAGGCTACCTGACAATCACTTCGGAAGATTTCACCACGTTCGGACCGGGCGGTTTCTGCGGAAATGACTACGAGCTCACCGATGTCAAGCAACTCAGCTATGAGTACACTCTTTGGACCGAGAAGGGCACCTTGTTGAACGACTATCGCGAGCTGCCGGCATTGCAGGATCCTGTTCGCACTGCATGGACGAAGAATGGCGGTCGTTCGACGGACTGGGTAGTCAACCTCAAGACCTCGCCCGGTTACGGTAAATGCGCCGAATTCGAATATCTGGTCTCTAATCGTGACGGCGTCAGTTTCCAGACGTATGATGTGACCGAACCAGGACCGGCGGGCTGGGGCAACTTCAAACTGTGCCATAAAGTCAACGTGGTTCATTTCGGTAATCCTATCTTGGACACTCAAGTAGGCGTTCAGGCGGAAGACCAGATACCCTTCCTGAATAATTCGGCAGTTTTCAACGACCCCAATGCAGGATGGGCTCAGTTGATAGCTCCGGCTCGAAGCGTTTCTATCCGTAGCGAATACTAAAAGAGGACTACCTATGCAACTCTTCAGCGGAAATTCCAATCAACAGTTATCTCAGAGAATCGTCACCCAGTTGTCAAGAAAGATCGGGGATTTGATGGTTTTAGGTCATGCAAAGATCGATAAGTTCAGTGATGGCGAGGCTTCTGTAGAAATTTTGGAAAACGTAAGAGGACAGGATGTGTTTATCATTCAATCGACCTGTGCTCCTGCTAACGATACGCTGATGGAGTTGCTACTAATGGCGGATGCCCTCAAACGAGCATCCGCCCGTTCGATCGCTGCGGTCATTCCCTACTTCGGTTATGCCCGACAAGACCGAAGACCGCGTTCCGCTCGAGTACCGATCTCGGCAAGAATAGTCGCCGATTTGATGCAGGTGGCGGGAATAGAAAGAATTCTTACCGTGGAACTTCACGCCGACCAGATACAAGGATTCTTCAAGATACCTGTCGACAATGTCTACTCTACGAAGCACTTTGCCGACGATATCAATTCACTCGGATTAGATAACCTGGTTATCGTTTCGCCCGATGTGGGGGGAGTTTTAAGAGCCCGAAGTTTAGCCAAGCAAGTGGGTGATGTTGAACTGGTCATCATCGACAAACGACGTCCTAAAGCGAATGAGTCGGAAGTGATGAATATCATCGGTGACGTCAATGGTAAGAACTGCGTCATCGTGGATGACATCGTAGATACCGGCGGGACGATGATTAAAGCGGTCGATGCTATCTTCGAAAGAGGCGCCAAGTCGGTAAGAGCCTACTGTACCCATTCTATCATGTCCGGGAACGCGGTTTCGAATTTCTCGAATTCGAGTATAACGGAATTGGTTGTTACCGATACTATTCCATTCGATATCGATCCTCCTCTTCATAGATGCTTTCGTCAGCTGTCCGTTGCGGACTTGCTCGCCGAAGCCATTCTGAGGATCGACAGCGGAACGAGCATCAAAGATTTATCGTAAAATTTTGGCAACGAAAATGCGACATCCTTGCGGTGTCGCATTTTTGTGGAAATATTTTTCCTGAACGGCTTGACATCGGGCTTCGCGGCTGTTATACTACGCACATCAAGTAAGCCAACAACCCAGGAGTAGCACAGAATGTTCAGCCAGCTCGTTTCCCAGCTTGCCACGAACCAGCCCGTTCCCAGCCCTGCCAACTCGAAGCAGTATCAGTTCTTCCGCGCGCTGCGCCAAGCGGTTCCGGATGCTTTCACCAAAGTCGGAAACCGTACGATCTTCGTCGGCGATAGTGCCCAGTTGGCGCTCAACGAAGCGAGCATCATGGAAAAGATGCGCTCAGCCGGTTTCGGTGGCTTAGAAACCCGCGAGCCGGTGTCTCATGTTCCTACGAAGCGCCAGAAGCGCATTGCCGAACTGGAAGAGTTGACGGACGAAGAGCTGTTCAAGCGCATCCAAGACACGTTCGACTCTCTTACTCTGCTCTCTGAAGCTTCGGCGGACCTCAAGATTCGCTCGATGATCGTGTCCGGTTCTCCGGGTACGGGCAAGACGTTCGAAGTCATCAAGGCGATGAAGGCTAAGTCTCGCGAAAACCGCAACTTCTACTTCCACCAAGTCAAGGGTACTATCTCGCCCATCGCCCTCTACATCGAGCTTTACCGCGCCCGCCACGGTGTTCTGGTGCTGGATGATGCGGACGAAGCGTTCACCGACCCCGAAAGCCTGCAGTTGCTCAAGGCGGCGACCGAGTCCTCCAAAACCCGCTCTATCAGCTACCGCAAGCTCTCGATGGCTCTGGAAGCCGAGGGTATTCCGCAGGAGTTCGAGTTCGAAGGTTGCGTGGTTATCCTCACTAACACCAATCTCGAAGAGGCTCGCAAGCAGCGCCAAACGCATTACGACGCTATCATGAGCCGTGCTCACTACATCAATGCGGTGTTGGAGACGGACCGCGAGAAAATCATGCGCATCCGTCACATCGTAACCACAACCACGATGCTGCACCAGTTCCTGGATCCCGCTTACCACCAGGAAGTGATCGATTTCGTCGAGGAGCACCACACTCGCTTCCGCGAACTCAGCATCCGCACTATCGTCAAGCTCGCCGAACTCCGCGCGGCTTTCCCGAAGAAGTGGGACACTCTGGCTCGCGGCACGCTTCTCGACCTCTAAGCACGAGCCGGGCAGGGATGCCCACCTTTATCCTAAGGTAATCATAAATAACGGTAAACAACATACAGGAGTCGTTTATGAAAACCAGGAATTTTTCTCAGTTCTTACAGGAAGAAGCCGCTAAAGGTAGCTGGCGCAATCTGATTGATAAAGCCCCGATCTTCCCGCCTCGTCAGGATTCTCTGAACGATCAGCTCATGGATCTCATCTTTGTCGCCAACAAACTCGGTTTCCAGGATGCCGCCGATTTTATCAAACTTCATACCAAGGGACGATAAGATATGAAAAAGTTTTCACAATTCGTAGTCGAAACCACACTGAAAACGGGTATGGTATTCAGAACTACCGATAAGAGTGGAGATCTCGCTAACAAGATTCTCTTCGCGAAGAAAGTATCTCGGTGACCAAATCACCGTAGTAACACCGGACGGCGATGAGGCGGATGCGACTCTTTCGATTCTGAATATAGACACCAAGAGTATCAGATCCTACGACCGCAATAAAGACCCCAAATTCAAATAACTGGAAGAAGCCACCATGTTAATTCTCGAAAATACCGATATCTGGACTCTCGTCGACCAAGGTGTCATCGGAATACCGACCAACGGGTTCGTTTCTCGCAACGGAGCCGGAGTGATGGGTGCCGGCTTGGCATGGGACGCGAAGAATCGATACCCGGGAATCGTGTTCGATCTCGGTCTTCTCATTCGAAGAGAAGGTAATGTGGTAGGCTGGTTACGCAAAGAGCCGCACCAGATTATCGCCATTCCCGTCAAGCCATCGTTTCAAAAGATCGAGAACCTGAACCAGAAGAAGAAGCTCTTGCCCAAAGTAAGAAGCCTCTATGGTATCGGTGAAACCGTACCCGGGTTCTATTGCATGGCGGACATCAAACTGATCGAGTCGTCTCTTAATCGACTCGTCTCTTTCATCGAGGAAAATTCTCTGAAAACCGTGTTCATGCCGATGCTCGGTTGCGGTAACGGTGGGTTGTCGCCGACGAAAGATCTGTTCCCGCTTCTCGAAAGGATGGACTTACCTGATTCTATCGTGCTGGTCGTTCAAACTGCTGCCCAGAAGCATGGAGTCGAGGAAGGTATACTTTAACTCGAATAAACCGACACTGGAGAGCTCTGGATAGGGTACCCGGTAAGCTCGCAGGGCGCCAAGGTATGAGGTTCGATTCCTCACTTCTCCTCCAAACTGTTTTATTTCCGCTAAATGAGGCTGGTTATGAGCGTTTACAAAAAGATTGCTGAATACGGTAGTGAATTCGGCGTAGATAACCTCAATGTCGATACCCTCATTTCGAGTCATCGAGCCATGCGAGGAGCCATTAGATCAGACCAAAAGATTTGGCTCGATGCTCTCGATGGCGCCAGACAGCGAGCGTATCAGCAAGTCATGGATGCGACCTGGGTTCGTATCGAAGACCTAAGGAAAATGAGTGTAAAAGAGTTGGTAGATCTTCTAAACGAATAAACACCGATGCTGCCATTGTAACATCTTCGTGGAAAAGTTTTCCTGAACGGCTTGACTTTCCTGCCTGCGGCTGCTATACTATGCACATCAAGTCAGCCAAAAAAGGGGTAAGAGAGATGGATGTAACGATTATCGACAGCATCGAAGACGAGCTCTTTACCGTGCATTTTAAGTCCGACCATTTCTGCGAGCTGGCGCGGCGCCGCGTGATCTTTACCATGCCGAAATGGATACGCGGCGAGCTGTACCAGGTCCCCACGATGAAGCATACCGACCTTATCCAAGCCATTAACGAAATGGCGCTCTAAACCACATCAAGTACACCAGTGCAAACAGGGGAAGCCCAGTGAAACTCAGTAAACTGATCAAAGTTCTGCAGACTGCAAAAAAGTCCTATGGGGACGTAGATGTGAAACTGATGAACCCCAATGATGGACGGTGGGATGATGTCAAAATGTTGATTAAACTGCACCCGTATACCGATCAATATGGCTGTCTAAATCGGCAAGATCCTGTGAACGCGGTCGGGATCGTAGATTGTGTCTACGATACTGATCTGAAAATTTCGTAAGAAGGAAAAGAGAAATGAACTTTGATCGGATATTTCAATCATTCCAAACAGTAAACAAACAACTCGGGTGAAATGATGAAAACCATAACTGTCGATTTACCAAAATTCAGTTTTACCTGGCAAGAGTATCCTGCGTATCTAACGCAGATTATTAACATCGCTTGTCAAAATTCCCAGGCTACTCGGCCTAAACATATCGGATCAATGAAAGATTTGTTCTGCGAATGGAGTCAAACCGGAACAGATCTTTCTCCTGATTCATGGAAAGAGTTTTATTACGATAAAAAGGGTAAACACTGCATTGATGCAGCGATTAGAAAGATTTATGTGATGACTCGAAACATGATTAGTTCCGTTTGCCTTCAGTGTGAAGAATCGCCTTCGCTTCAAAGCGACATCGCTCGTTGGGTCGAACAACTTGTTTTTGAGAAAACCTACACTGGTATGATTGCAGAGATGCGGGTTGCGAAAGCCCTTGCCGATTTGACGGGCGAAAAGGTATCTCTATCTGATGCGAAGGGAGAAAAGGATGGCATCGACATACTTCTTGGAAATCGATTGATTCAGATTAAACCTGAAAAAGGAGGTTACAGCCCTTCATTATTCTTCAATAAGGTAAAGACCGGTTGTATATTGGTAACATACGCAAAGAGAGGGGATAAACTTGACATCTTCATTAGAGAAGACGAAACCGAAATTGAGAACAGATGAGATCATAACTTGTGATGTGATGGTGGGGTTCGATCGAGTCGAAAACTCTTCGATAGATCTCGTCATCACATCACCTCCGTATAACATCGGGATCGAATATGATTCATGGAATGATAGTCTACCTTGGCAAGAATATCTCGATTGGTGCCGCCTCTGGATTCGAGAGATCAGACGAGTGCTCAAACCAGACGGGCGTTTCGCTATCAATGTTCTGGTTGAGATGGGGATCGATAACAACAAAAAACGAGTGAGTCCTCAGGTTGAGTTCTATAAAATTCTTCAAGAAGAAGGGTTGAATATGATGGCTATGCCGTTGTGGGTCGATCCAACAAAATCTACTCTAACAGCCTGGGGTTCTTGGCAGAGCGCTTCCGCACCTTACATATACAATCCTTCTGAAGTGATCTTGATCGGTTATAACGAATTCGCTAAAAAACAGTCTCAAGGCGAATCTACTTGTTCCAGAGAAGACTTCATTCATGCCGTATCGGGGATCTGGAAAATCATACCTGAGAAAGATTCTATCACGAAAGTGTGTTTTCCTCTCGAACTCCCAAAACTTGCAATAGAGATACTGACTTATAAGGGCGATACCGTTCTCGACCCATTCATGGGATCGGGTACGACTGCCGTAGCCGCGAAGATAACCGGGCGACATTGGCTGGGTTTCGAAATTTCGAACCATTATGCTGAACTGGCAAGACTGAGGGTCGAAGGCGCGTCATCCGATGTTACACTCGACCCCATGAAAAAAGTCCTGAAAGGAACCAAAAAATCAAAAAATAGTGTAACATCCTTCTTTTCATAGGCGTCGCATTTTTGTGGAACTATTTTTCCTGAAAGGCTTGACTTTTGGATCTGATGTGCTATACTATAGGCACAGTAAGTAAACCAACCCAGGAGCCAAAAATGCGAATCCTCAAATGTGCGTGCTGCGGTGAAGATGTCACTATGCCGTCGTTTAAGGATGGTCAGCCCTACGGCTACACTTGCTTCGCCCGCCTGTTCGGCAAGGGCAAGAAGCCGGTCGTCTACGCTCCGGTCGAAGTCAAGCAGGTTCTTCGGCGCTGGGCCGATCTCAAGGACAACATGAGCCCGGAAGGTTGGGAAATGAAAAAGGACCATTTCACTGTCAACTATGTCCACCGGTTTATGACCGTACAGTCTAAGCCGTTAGTCGCTCAGTCGGAATTCGCTATCCAGGATACCACTGGTCAGTTCTGGATTCCGAAGGATGAGCTCAAGAAGGCGCTGCTCGGCTGCCGTGTTAAGCTCGGCATTTCTTCCGATGTCGCCCGCGCCGAATTCAAAGCCATTGGTGTTTGAGGAATCTTAAATGATCATCTTCACTGAAGAGTATTTCATCGACCACGCCGAAGTTATCGAAGAACTAACCGAACGGCATGGCGGTAAGATTGTACCGGGTAACAACGGCAACAAGTCAGCAATAGCGGTGACTTTTAAGGATGAGACCCGAGAAGATTGTTTCTGGGCCGATTTCCGTAACATGCTCGACGCCCGCTTTTCAAACCGTCCGCAACTGTAAACTCGGAGAGTATGATGAAACTGAACGAACTGTGCGAAGTGCTGGGTATCTATAACCATGAAGCCCTTACCAAGTACCGCGGCGTCTATACTTACCGAGTTGGGTTCTTCTATACTCACGGCAAGGATCATCACAAGATCCGTGAAAACCTCGAAGCCTCTCTGAAGAAGGCGGGTATCGAGTACCGCATCATCGACAGCGGCGAGCAGTGGAAAGCATTTCGTGGCGGCGACACCTTGAAGCAGGGTAGTCACTGGTGGGTTAAGTTTAGCATTATTGAGGACAAGTGAGATGAGTTCTATTAGTTTATCACTTCGTCATAGTGATGATGAATATCTTATTGATGAAGTTGCTTCGAATATTGATGCAATTTGCGACATCACTGGATGCCGACAGGAATCCAGTTTTACCACCGATGGCGCTCCTACTAAAGAAACGGTGTCGTGGTTGTTTACCTTTAAGAACGAAAATCAAGAGGAGTGCGCGAGATCGATGCTGCTGGACTTGATTGACGACTATCCCTACCTTCTGACAATGAGTTAATAGAATGATTAGATACGAGTGGACAGACATTGAAGCGGACATCCGAATCTTAGCCGACAAAATCAAGGGCGAGTTATCTCGTTCCGATAGGAAAATCAGTGCCATAATCGGCATTCATCGCGGGGGCTTGGTCCCGGCGGTGATGCTCAGCCATCTTCTTAATCTTCCGCTGAAAACTCTCGAGTGGCAAACCCGAGACCAGGGGCAGGCTGCCGATGTTGATGGTCTCATTCGAATCCTTCTTGACTGCCCGTCCGATGAATCCCTTCTGGTTATAGATGAGATTGCCGACTCCGGAAAGACTCTCAATGCCATTCACGAGCAAGTGGGCTTTATCAATGCTCGATTCGCTTGCTTCCCCATCAAAGTCTACTATGGTGTTATCGTGAAGAGGACTGCATGTCGTTTAGATATGCCGGTTCTTTCGGTGCATGTCCTCGATTCGGAAGAGTGGGTTCACTTCCCCTGGGAAGCCGATTAACAACAGATTCGTTGTACAACAGATTCGTTGTCCAATTCAAATTTACTGTACAGTAAAAAACAACGATGGAGTCAATATGAAAGCGAAAGTGGTCGGTCTGTCTCTTTGTCTTTTCGCATCTACGGCTATGGCGCTGCCGGAGATCGTCGTTAATCGATCCAATCAGTCCTACACCGTCATAGATAACGGTAAGGTGATTAGAGCCGGGCAAGCGAGCACCGGCAAGCTGGGGTATCGTACTCCAGCAGGACGCTTTTCAATCCACGCTAAATATACGAAAGTGCGATCGGCAAAGTATAAAGTGATAATGAAGTACACCATGCTCTTTAAAGGGTCGCTTTATGCTATTCATCAGGGAGTGGTTCCTGGGTATCCCGCATCGCATGGCTGCGTCCGTGTACCAGCAAAAGACGCCCGATATCTGTTTTCGTCGTTACCAATCGGGTCAACTGTGCTTATCAAATAATGAGGTATACTATGAGTGAAATGACAGAATTTCCATCCTTGAAGTTGCTAAAAAGAGGTAAGAATAGGGATATGTGGGAAGTCGATGACAAGCATCTTCTGATCTACACCTCCGACAGACTCTCCGTATTCGACTCCATTCTTCCCACGACGATCCCCGGTAGAGGCGAGCTTCTGACTACCGCCACTCGATACTGGTGCGATAAGACCAAATGGATCATTCCTAATCACATCAGCCGCTCTCAAATCACTCTCGACCAAGTTCTTCCTGATATGGAGGAACGTCCCAATGCCTGCAAGGCATGCCAAATCGTCCGCAAGTATAAACCGATTCTCGTGGAAGCCATCGTTAGAGGCTTCCTGTATGGTAATGCCTGGCTCGAGTATTCAGAGTACGGGACGATGAATGGCGACCCACTCCCCGAAGGGATGCAAAAGGCTCAAGCCTTCCGCTATTCCCATTTCACTCCGACGACTAAGGCTCCGGTTGGCGAGCATGACCGCCCGATGTCGCAGAAGGAGTTCTTCGATGTCTTGGGCTCCGAGTTGGCAGATAAGATCCTCAACCAATCCATCTTCCTTTACGAGTTTGCCGCCCATCATCTTCTGAAGAAAGGTTACATCCTCGCCGATACGAAATTCGAGTTCGCCGTGGATGAAGATGACGGCGAGCTGGTTTTGATTGATGAGGTGATTACGCCCGACGGTAGTCGCATTTGGAATAAAGGCACCTATACTCCCGGGCAAAACCAAAAGTCCTATGATAAGGACATCGTAAGAGAGTATGTCTCATCCTATATCGCGGCTCGTCCGAACGAGACCGTCGATATCTCTAAAGTCTCTTTACCAAAAGAAGTGGTCGATCTGACTTACAGCCGTTATCACGAATTCGTTGAAACCCTAACTCATGAGGTGTAACATGCTTAATAACTCCAGAACTTCATCCCTAATAGCCTCGATTGTCGAGTATGCTGTTCAAAACATGAATGCTGCTGTCGAAATTTTGACCCAGCAGAAAGACGAGTTCGATGACGACGACGATTTCTATAAGGAAGTGAATGAGAATACTTCGATACTACTGGACGAGTTCGTGTTGGGTCTGGCCACATCGGAGCCTTATCTTCCAGACGTACTCGATGCTCTGATGGAGAAGGGCTATGAGATCGGAGAGCACGAAGATTCGAATCATTCCCGCGATGAGACCATTTTGGAAGACTTAGTCACTCGCTTTGGAAAGAAGAGACTGATTGCGATGATTATAGATTTATAACAATCACGGTTGTAGGTGTGAGGAATTCATTATGAAAATCTTAGAAAATCTTGATGGTGGGCAAATCACCATGATCGTGGTAACGACCTTGGTGGCAATCGCTCTGGTGTTTACGGTATCTATTCTCAAAAGCTGCACTATCGAAGAATCCGAGATGTATTTGAAAGCAGGCTGCGAGAAAACTTATGTACCTGGAAGGTCGGATGCCGTTTGGACGAATTGCAAAAAGCCTGTTGAGAAACCGCAATGAAGACCATTATGATACTGGGAGGTGACGGATACCTCGGATGGAGTCTTGGTCTTTATAGAGCCTTCAATACCGACGACAGAGTCATTCTGGTAGATTCCTATTTGAAAAGGAGCTTGCAGAAGTCTTTGGGTATAAAGGAACTGTTCGACTTTCCATTCTTATCGGAAAGAGTTAGAAATTACACCGATATCACTGGAAAACGCAATCTAACGAGTCTTTCTATCGATGTCACCAACTACGGTGCGACCGAATTGGTGATTAGTCGATACAAGCCCGACGTTATCATCAATGCCGCGCACCAGCCATCGGCTCCTTACTCGATGATGAGCGCCGAAGCCGCTGCGTTGACAATCACGAACAACGAAAAGACGTGCATGAATGTCCTGTGGGCGGTCAGAGATCATTGTCCGGAAAGCCTGGTCATCTCTCTCGGGTCCGCAGGAGCTTATCAGTCTACCGACACCGATTTCATCCCTGAAACACGAAAGACAATGCATTTTTATCACGATGGGATGTTGCACGCAGTCAAGGATTCGTGGTTACCGATGCAGGCTTCCGACGTCTATCATCAAACCAAGGTCCACACTTTCGGCTTGACCGAGATGTGCTCGGAAATCTGGGGTCTTAAAGCTATCACGGTTCAACAGAGTATAATTTTTGGACAATGCGTCGAAGGAGAGTTAGATGATCCGCATCTTTATTCTCGTTTTAACTATGATCATATTTTCGGTACTGTGCTAAATCGATTCGCTTGCCAAGCTGTTAAAGGTGTGCCACTGACGGTTTACGGTGATGGGTCGTCTCAAACCAACGTTATCTGTCTTTGCGATGTCTTAAGAGGTTTGAGTGGCTTGATGGATTCGAATATCGCCCCAGGGTCTCATAAGGTAGTAAACCACTTTACCAAGACCATGAACGTACAGGGAATCGCTGAAAAGGTAATAGAAGTCTACGGTAAGGGGGAGATCGAGCATATCGAGAACCCAAGAAAAGAGAAGGTATGCACTCAGATTAAAAGGTTCGAGAATCTTTCGACCAAGTCGATGTTCGACATCGAGGCAAGCATTCGCAATACACTTGACTTCGCCGACCGTTTCAGTTATAATATAGATCCTGGTCAATTCACACCGACCGTAAGATGGCGAGGTTAAACATGGTTGCAAAGAACGACATCACCGGCGCTCCCATCACCTCCAAGGCGGCTACGGACGCCTTTAGAGCGGGGTGGGATCGCATCTTTAATGCAAAAGAAGATACGGTCTTAATCGAAAAAGACTACGATGGGGAGTTCATCATCTCGGTTTCCGGTAACAGGAATCTGATGAAACTCTCTAAAAAGCAGTTTGATCGCTTGATCATCGCAATTCTGAAACACATCACCGCCGAACATATAGCCGAGGCTCTTAAGGAGGTTGAATGAGAGAACAAACTCTATGGGTTGAAAAGTATCGCCCTCAGACTATCGATGAGTGTATCCTTCCGCCGCGCCTTAAAGACTTCTTTCAAGCTCAAGTCGACAAAGGCGAGCTGCAGAACATGCTCCTTATCGGTGGAGCGGGTACGGGTAAGACAACCGCCGCTAAAGCGCTCTGCAGAGAGCTGGGTATCGATGTTCTGTTCATCAATGCCTCGGAGAGTGGCGGTATCGACACGATTCGAGTGGAAATCCGCTCCTTCGCTTCGACTATTTCCTTTGCCGAGGGGAAGACGAAGTGCGTTATCTTGGACGAGGCAGACCATCTTAGTTTCGCGGCTCAACCCGCTCTTCGTGCCTTCATTGAAGAGTTCTCCTCTAACTGTCGATTTATTCTGACAGCGAACTACGCCAATCGAATCATCGATCCGATCAAAAGTCGTTGCGCCGTCATCGACTTCGTAATGAACAAGGAGGAGAAAGCGGCGAGTATTCTGGCGTTCAACAAGAGAGCGAGGGCGATCCTAGAAGGTGAGGGCATCGTCTTCGATAAGAAAGACCTCGCCGAAGTGGTCATGAAGTATTTTCCCGATTACAGAAAGATTCTAAATGAGTTGCAAAGGCATAGCCATTCCGGTGAGCTGAAGGTCTCGGCACTCGCGGGCGTGAGCGATGAGGCGATCAAGCAGGTGATGCGCTTTGTCAAGGAGAAGAAGTTCGGCGAATACCGCAAGTGGGTTGCACAGAACGCGGACATCGACTTCTCGACTCTGGTACGAGCCATCTACGATAGGATGGGTGAGTTCATCGAAAGTCAGGATATTCCCGAACTCGTCATTATCCTTTCGGAGTACGATTACAAGCGAGCATTCGTGGTCGATGTCGAAATCTTAACGACGGCGATGCTAACCCAAATCATGGGGTCAATCAAATTTAAGTGAGGTAAATCATGAAATTATACATCAATCATCCGGAAACATCTAGAGTCAAGGACATCGTCTCCAAGCTGGTTAACGCAGCAGGAAGATCGGTTCTGATAGAGAAGCCGGACATCGATAAGGGGCTTATTGAAGAGGTCGTCAAGGTTGTGAAGAACGTGATGTCCGATACGATGGACACTCTTCTGCTCGGTGCTTCTTCTGTTATCGTCGAATTCGATATCGAGAATGCAGTCGGTCAAGCGTTCGAGAATGTCACGAAGTTAATCAAGTGGGAAAGAGAAGAGGATCAGCTCGAGGAAGAGACGGAAACCGACCAGACCGAAGAACAAGATTAAGAGGGCTCCGACATGAGTGGGCTATTCGATGTTATCAATCTCATTCATACGAAAGACCACTATCCCGATGAAGATGAGATGAAGGAATACACTTCATTCATGGGTAACCGCGCACTATCTCAGTTTCAGGAGTTGATCTTTCACGCTCAGGCTATGAATGAAAACTGGAGCGTACCCAAAGAAGCCAACTTCGCATTCTACTACCATAGCGTGACGAAGAAGAAGCGCTTCTCGAAGTGGGCTAAGAAGGACGACGCGGAAGAGGAGAAGATCAAGAAGTTGAAAGAGTACTACGGTTACTCTACTATCAAGGCTAGGGAGATCATTCCGATCATGGATCAGTTGGATCTTTGGGGGCAGATAGACAAAGACCTTCATAAAGGTGGTGCTAAGAGACAGACGAAATCCAAGAAAAGGGTGTCATCTAAATCTCTAAATAGATAAGAACCTTAGTGTTCTAATAAAAATAATGAAGGAGATTTACTATGACAAATTCAATAGACACTGAAGAATTGCTCTCATCTTTTATTTGGATCGAACCGCTCGATAGTGATTCGTTTTTTAAGGTTAAAGAGACCTTAACTCGAATTCGGTCTGGTGAGTAGAAAAGAGGGTGATAAGAAACCAACACTCTGGCAGAGTGGGCATATCCTCCATAAACGCGGGCAATATGCTATTGTCCATTTCAAACAACTCTTTCTATTAGATGGAAGATCGAAGCAAACAGATTTCACTCCGGAAGACGCCGAGAGAATCAAACTTATAGCCTGGCTCCTGCAAGATTGGGGTCTAATCAAATTGAAGAAATCGTTTGAGATCAACGAAAAGACATCAGATGTGGTTGTTATATCGTATGCAGAAAAGCCCAATTGGAATTGTAAAGCGAAGTATACGATAGGCAAAATTAAGAAATCTAAAACTCATGAGGAATGATGTATGAGAAAACAGAAGCCTAGAAACGCTTTCGTGGCACAAGATACCGATTTCACCGATTTGGGTGTACTGAACATGACTCCAATCATAGCAGCCGAAGTAAACGAGCCCGAGTCAGAACCCGAAGAAGAACCCGAGTTCGACATCGCATTGAAAATCCTGGAACCGAAGACTTGGGGTATCAGAAATAAGGTGATCGTCCGGGATCCATAAGCTCTACGAAGATGTAGAGACTCCCAAATACTATACCCAGAAGAGCGCGTGCTTCGACTTACCGGCTTATCTCGGAAAGGAGATTGCCTACGTCGATGTCTACAATAGGATGTTGATGCACCTTATCAAGACAGTGGCACCGATGAAGGAAAGAGACGGAGAACGAGGGTTCAGTATCGAGCCGGGAGAGAGTGCATTCGTTCCGACCGGATTGGTATTCGACATTCCCGAGAACTTCAAGCTCACCCTCTATCCGAGAAGCGGCACCAGCGGCAAGAAGCATCTGAAACTATCCAACTGCGTCGGTGTTATCGATGAAGATTTCACCAAACCGACGATGGTCCTTATCTTCAACGATAGCGAACAGCGTCAAGTCATCTGCCACGGAGATCGATTAGTTCAGGCGGAAATCGTCCCCGTTTATAAAGCCCTCTTCGAAATCTGCGATGAACCCATAGCGCAAAAGACCGACAGAGAAGGCGGATTCGGGCATACCGGCACCAAAGTCGTTTAATGGAGTTCTTATGATCAAAGCATTCTATCTTCCCCAGGGTCTTATCATCGGTGATGTTTCCGAATTCGATGAGAATCGCATCGTCGTCAAGAATCCTGCGCTCATCATCGCTCGAGCAACCGAAGTGATACTGGCACCGCTTCTTCATCTGGTCGAGGAGACTCAAATCGAACTGAACATGAAAGACGTGGCGTTCAACGCTTTGTTCACACCGAAGCGAGAACTCATCAATCATTATAACCAACTATACGGGAGCGGGTTAGTCCTAACCACGGCGATGCCTGGCGCTTGACATCTTCCAGACGATGTTGTATAATGTGGTAAACTTATGAGAGGAGATGTCGATGGCATTCTATACCAACGTGGAGCAGATTGGCAATCGTATCTTTCACAGATATGTTGACAATGACGGGAAATCAAAATCGGAGATCGTTAAAGAGTTTCCATTACAGCTATTCGTAAAGAGTGGACCGCAAAATAAGACCAGAGTTCAGGCGATGTCGTTGATGGGGGATCCGCTGATCCCCGTCGACTTCGACAATCTCGCGGATGCCCGAGAGTTCGTAAGAGAGTATCAGGATACGCAAGACATCTTTGGGCAGACGCAATTCCTATATCAGTTCATCGCCAATAGGTACAAGGAAACCGTCTCCTTCGATTTCTCGAAAATCAAGATTTTGGTTATCGACATGGAGACCGCTTATGATTCCACCGGGTTCCCGACTCCCGATAGAGCACAACAACCTATCCTGGCGATAGGTTGTAAGGTTCTGGGGGAGAAGAACCCTTTCATAGTCTTTGGAACGAAGGCTAATACGGTCAATAACTACTATTCTTATGTCCAGTGTAACGACGAAGAGCATCTGTTAAGATCGTTTCAATCCTACTGGAGAGAAGTCGGTCCCAACATCGTAACCGGGTGGAATGTCGAAGGGTTCGACATACCCTATCTAATCAATCGTTGCAATAGAGTGATGGGCGAAGACTTCACCAAGAAGTTTTGTCCTTTCCACGGATCGATCGATAAGTGCATCACTCCTTACGAGATCAAAGCGCAGAAGATCAACTCCTTCGAAATAGTGGGTATCGCTATCGTCGATTACCTCCCCCTCTATAAGAAGTACTCGACAGATACTTTGGAGAGTTATAGATTAGATGTTGTGGCTCGTCATGAGTTGAGCATCGGTAAAGTCGATTACTCGGAATACGATGGCTTGATGGGTCTGTACGAACAGAACTTCGAGCTTTTTTGCTATTATAATTATATGGATGTAAAGATCGTCGAGGACTTGGAGAACAAGCTCAACTTCTTGTTTCTGTTAGCCACGGTGACGTATCTCGGTAAATCGAATTACTTGGATTCTATGGGGGTTGTTCGTTGGTGGGATGTCTACATCTATAACGAACTTCTGAAGAAGAACATTCAAATTCCACCCGGGAAGAAAGTTAGTTCCGATTCCACTATCGTCGGTGCCTATGTTAAAGACCCGATACCCAAACTCTATTCGTGGATCGTCACTTTAGATTTGACATCGCTGTATCCCAGCATCATCATGTCTTTCAATCTAAGTCCGGAGAAGGCGTATAAGACGGCAATCTACGATCTCGATAAAATCGATGATCTTATCGACATGAAGGAAGACTTGAGTTGGATCAAAGAAGCCAACGTGGCTATGCTGGCTAATGGTGCCACGTTCAAACGAGACAGTCAAGGGATCCTTCCCGAGTTGGTTGCGGGCATGTTCGCCTCCCGAAAAGCGTTTAAGGCTCACATGCTGAAGGCAACTCAAGAGCTGGAGGAGATGAAGCACTCGGGTGCGGACTCGTCAACCTTGGCAGAGAAGATAGCCGAAGTTGCCACATTCTCCGCCAAACAGCAAGCCTACAAGATCTCATTGAACTCTCTTTATGGTGCCACTGCCAACGCCTACTTCCGTTATAACTCGCGAGACATCTCGGAAGGCATTACGACGACGGGGCAGCTGGTTATCAGGTACATCAGCAAGAGGTTGAATGTTCATCTAAACGATCTCTTCAAAACGCAAGATGTCGATTATGTGATCTTCAACGATACCGACTCGGCGGGGCTCAATCTCGAGTACTTCGTCAATAAGATGTTCGAAGACCAATCCGACAAGCAGAAGATTGTCAACTTCCTGGACAAGTTCGTTCAGAAGTACATCAATCCCTATCTGGCACAGGAGTTCCAAAGACTGACCGTCTATCTCAATGCCTTCGAGAATCGATTGAGCATGAACCGAGAAGTGATTGCCGACAAGGGTCTTTGGAGAGGAAAGAAGAATTACATCTTGCAGATGTATGACAAAGAAGGCATCCGATACACCACACCGAAGATGAAGATCATGGGGCTCGAAACTGCCAAGTCGTCGACACCCAACATCGTCAGAGACAGTTTAGAGAAGGCGATCAAGATCATCCTGAATGGAGATGAGAACGAACTGCAAAGGTTCGTGAAGAAATTCAAAGAAGAGTTTGTCTCCGCATCGGTGCAAGACATCGCTTTCCCGAGAGGGGTGAGCGATATGGACAAGTGGGTCACCTCGAATGGAACTATGGTGAAAGGAATCCCTATCCATGTCAGGGGTGCGGTGGTGTATAATCGACTTCTAAAAACGATACACTCGGGTGAGTATGCACCGATCAAGAACGGCGATAAGATCAAGTTCGTCTATCTGAAGGTACCCAACTCGGCACAATCGCATGTCATTGCATTCCTGGATACCTTACCCACTGCTTTCGAGTTAGATAAATTCGTCGATAAGGAGACGCAGTTCGATAAGACGTTTTTGAATCCATTGAAATCCCTGGCCAGCATCATTGGTTGGAACACCGAAAAAACCAATACTTTAGACATGTTTTTCCAATAAGGAGCACGAATGAATATCAAAGATATCATCAAACTCAGTCAGAACGAGTACGCCAATGTCGCAGAAGATGCTATCTGCGGAGAGATTACGGGGTGGGTCGATTCTGGCTCCTATGCTCTGAATGCCATTCTCTCCGGTTCTATCTTCAAGGGATTCCCGTCGAACAAGATCGTGGGGTTTATCGGAGTGGAATCGACAGGTAAGACTTTCTATACGCTCGCCGCTTGCAAGAACTTCCTCGAGATGAATCCTAACGGTGCCGTCGTTTACTTTGAAACCGAGAACGCTCTGACGAAGGAGATACTGTCAGGTAGAGGTATCGCTCTGGATCGATTCGTTCATCTGCCGGTGGCGACCGTACAGGAGTTCAAGAATCAAGCTCTACGAATCGTGGACGAGAAGCTCAAGGAGAAGGAAGACATGCCGATGCTATTCGTCTTGGATAGTCTGGGCAACCTCTCGACCAACAAAGAGATGGAAGACTCGGCGGCGGGTTCGGACACGAAGGACATGACACGAGCCCAAATCATCAAAGCCTCTTTTAGGGTTCTCGCTCTGAAGCTGGGAATGGCTAACATCCCTATGATCTTCACCAATCACGTCTACGATAAGATAGGGGCTGGGCCTTATGCGGGCAAAGAGCAAGGGGGTGGTTCGGGATCGAAGTATGCCAGCAGCATCACCGTATCGCTCACCAAAGCCAAAGAGAAAGACGGCGACGAAGTAATCGGGTCCGTCATTTCCTGTACCGTAGTCAAGAGCCGTTTAACCAGAGAGGGTCTCAAGGTTAAGACTCTGATTCGCTTCAGTGGTGGACTCGATAGATACTTCGGGTTGATTGATTTGGCGGAGAAGAGTGGAGCCTTCAAGAAAGTGTCAACCAAGTATGAGATGCCTGATGGTAAGAAGTATTTCGAGAAGGCTATCGAAAGAAACCCTGAGAAGTTTTTCACAACCGATATCCTGGACATCATAGAGAACTATGTCCAGAAGAACTTTAAGTACGGAGTCGCCTCCGTAGAAGATGAAACTGCAATTTATGAGGAACTCAACGATGAATAGAGACGAATTTTACCAGAAACTTGAAGAAGGTGATCTCGAGGTGACATTCGAGAAGAAGACCGATGGCTCGATTAGAACGATGAGATGCACCGCTAATGCACCCAAAACCGAAAATCTGGACCAGAGAAAATCATCACGACCTGAAACTCTTATCACGGTTTACGATACCGAAGCCAAAGGGTGGAGGAGCTTCTACGCCGATAACATCAAAGAAGTCAAGCCTCTCGGGACCAACTTCAGCTTATTGCAGGAATGATTATGATCCCTAAATTCGAAATTGTCGATGTTTCTATGGACGATGGTCTGGGCATCAAAGTTGTCATCGTCGATGATCCCAGGTTCTTGGGCTATATCTTCCACTTTCATAAAATCGAATTCGATTATCAATCCGATGGTGTCGGTATCTCTTACGATCTCAACATCGATATCCACAAAGACTATCTGCCTACCACGATAACAGACGAGCAGACCAAGATGATCAAGGAAACGGCTCATGGTATTCTCGAAAAAATCATGACCGATTTTGTTGATGCGCACAATCTCGGTGCACTTGACAATCCGGCGGAGATGTTGTAAACTAATAACAACCAAAAGGAGGTACGTCTATGCCGTTGCTGCCATCAGAAAGAATCGTTCAGAAATTACAAAAATCAAACCTTCCGTTCCACGCTAACGATAACATTTCAAAAGTTCTTGAGCCGAATGACATCGCCGATCTAAAAGTAGAGGTGGAACAGAGGGTTCTGGAACTTCTGAAGAGTTTAGTTATCGATGTCGATAACGATCATAACACTCACGACACGGCTCGAAGAGTCGCCAAGATGTATGTCGATGAAGTCTTCGCCGGGCGATATCAGAAGCGACCCGATATTACGGTGTTCCCGAACATCAAGGATCTGGATGAGCTTTATACACTTGGTCCTATCAAGGTGAAGAGTGCATGCAGTCATCATTTCGTGGAAATCGAAGGGTATTGCTGGGTCGGTGTTTATCCATCGGATATGGTGATCGGTATCTCCAAGATAGCGCGCATCGTCGATTGGGTTTGCCGTCGCCCGCATATCCAGGAAGAGATGAGCATCATTCTCGCTAACGAACTCGAGTCGATCATGAATCCCAAGGGACTCGGTGTGGTCATCAAAGCCAAGCATCATTGCATGACATGGCGCGGCGTCAAAGAAGAAGCGTCCGAGATGGTCACCAGTGTGATGCGAGGCGCCCTGCGCGAAGATACGCTCAAGACCGAGTTCTTCAATCTGATCAAATCACAAGGGTTTTAAGACATGGCGAATAGAAAGATAATCTGGGTCACTTTTCAACGCGCGGGGTTTCATAGATACCCCGATGCTCCCGATGATGT